AAATAATTCTGGTGGCTGTGGTATATCTGTACTACCAAAGTCAAATCTAACTTGGACATCTGGTTCTACAACACCTTCAGCACTTGAAGAGACTTTAAGGTAGTGTAAAGTTTTTAAAGTTCCTAAATCACCATAGTCATAGTCGGGTGTAGCATATCTTGCTAAAATAGCAGTGCCATCAAAAGTATTACCTGAATCGTGTATATACACATAACCTGTAGTAGACCCGTGATAATGCTCTTCAACTCCAATCTCATTAAACCCTGTTCCTATTTCTGTTACTTCTATTCCTCTTGTCTCTGACCACTGAAATCCATCGGGTCTTAGTGTTCCTATGATACCACGTTGCTGATTTGCATTTAGTGTAGTATCTGTATAAAATAATCTGTATTGAGACTTGTCTCTGTGTACCATGCTACTAATCGTGTAGCTGTTTACATCGTTTGCAAGGTCTGTAAGCAAAGGCTGTATCTGTTTAGATATTGTTCCTAACTCAACGTCTCCAATTCTTGCAGTACCAGCAACTGTTCTCAGTCCGTCTGGTGCTAAGAAGATAAGGTCACCACCTATCTCTTGAATACTATAGCCACTTAAACAGCCTACGTTTTCTGCAACAGGTACAATAGCTACAGTTTGTGCATCGTTAATATTTATAAGCTTGTGAATACTATTTTCACAAAATACAAATAAGTCTTCACGGAATCCTCTAATGCCTACAACTCTATCTGAGATTGTTACTGACCCTGCTCCAGTTCCACCAAAGTCACTTGGGTCATTATAAACACTATAGTAAACTGTATTCTCACTGCCTTCAACTCCAGCAGCTATTAAGTGATGGTCGTGTGAAGTTATAAAAGTTGCATACTTAGTACTATCAACAGTTATTTCTTGACTGTGATATGTTCTTGAACTTAAAGCTCCTGTACCTTCCATTCTAAACATAAAAGGTTTATTAGCTCCATCAGCAATAACAATATCACCGTAGTCGTGTCCAGCTCCTTCAAACATTGCAAATTGTATTTGTCCTTGTCCAGTTCTAACTGTAGCACTTCTACCTGTAAAGGTAGCGTAATCATCACCATTACTATGTGAAACTTTATTTATTTGTAACCATGTAATTCCATCTTGACTAAAATAAATATCGTCACTAATACAAGCAATAACTCCATCAGCGTAAGGTGTAACACCTAATATTGTTCCAGCACTTCCACCGGGAATCGTTGCACTAGCACCACCTAACTTTTCAAATCCATTAATACGTCTGTATCCACCTTCAATAGAGACTTCAAAGTTTCTAAGTTCTCGAGCTGCTCCCGGTGTTTTAAGTAAGTCTATTGAATTAGCAGACTTAATTAAGCCACCTGTACATGCAACTGTATAAGGTTGTGAACGTGCCATAAATTAAAAGTATCTTCTATCGTCTGTCATTGCACGAGGAGTAGGGTTAATCAAATTAGATTTCATACTCTTCATAGCTTTTTTATAATCATCCATAGCAAAAGCTGCTTGTTGTGGAGATTCTTTAAACTGCCAAATGTAATATCTTGTTTTAGCAGTTATGACATTCGTGTATTGTTCAGGGAAGACAACTGTGTCTCCGTGTGCTACAAGTTTTGTAGGCTTTTCAAATGCATAAAAGTGTACGTTGTACTCTTTATCAGGTATTGGACTTAATCCAAACTTCCTTGCATCAGGTGATTTAATTACAAACTTAGGTTCTCCATAAGCTTGTGTACTCGCATCGTCTGCGTTTTCACTGTCTCTATAATATCTTTTCCAATCAGCTAAGTTTAAAAACTTTAAACCTTTAGAGACAAAAGGAGCTGATTCACCACTGACGTTAATCGTGGTTAAATAAAAATCATCCCAGTCTATCGAACCGTAATCATCTGCGATGCTTGAGCTACTTTCTTTTAGTTCGTACCATCTAGTACCTGCTGTTGTAGCTACGGTCACGTTTCCATAGAACGGGTCAGTTGCACCACTTTCACCTGCTGTGAAAAATGGTAACTGTGGTTCTTCATTTGCTATATCGAATATAGACTTGTTGATGGCATCCTTGACAAACTGTTGAAGTCCTACAGCGTTTGCAAAGTTTGCAGAAGTAAGAGGTATCTCATTGAGTTCTCTTAGTACTTCGTTAGTTAAATCTAAGTATGTTGTTGCCATTATTTCTTATGAGTTTTTTGAATTGGGAAGTTTGCTTCTAATGTAGCACCTTTATGCTTGACAAACTTACCAGTATGTTTCATTAGTTTATAACTACCATTTTTTTGTTTCATCCAATGGTGTCCTTTTGGGGCTTTAACTTTCATTACTTAGGCATACACTTAGGCATTTCACCAGACTTATATTCTGGCTGTGTACCTTTAGTAGCTTTACCACCATAGTTATATTCACGTCTAGCATGTTTGTTACCATCGTGTCCTGCTGGTCCACCGTGTTTGTATCCGTATTTCATTTTTTTCATAATTCTATCCTATAAAAAGTGGAGGAGTCCGAAGACTCCCCCGTGTTCAACAATTAGTCGATTAAGTAGAAAGCACCTACTATCGCTTCTGGTCTAAGTACCTTAGAACCATAAACGTGCAATCCTCTAACGATATCACCAAATGAACTTGGGTCACGAAGGACTTCAGTTGAAATGATAGTTTGAGCAGTTGCAGTAGATGAAATATGTCCAGCTAACACTTTACCAGTTGCGTTTGATGTCGCAGCGATATTGTTAGATTTGTACATATCAAATCCTCTGAGTTTTCCACTTGAGACTAGACCGTTTCTTATAGAACCTTGACCAGCGTTGAAGTCTACAGAAAGCAGTTTAGAACTTGATTGTCCTAGTTGCTCGTAGAAATCAGGACCAGCAACGAACCAACGACCTTCTTCAGGTACGTTTTGCTCGTCTAATAGTCTTGCCATTCTAGCCATAAGGTTAAGAGGGTCAGTTTCACTTGATAAACCAATGTCAACAGAACCAGTACCGTCATATACGTTAGCACCTAAAGCAGTCGCATTATCAGCACCTAACACGTGGTTGGGTGAAGAAGCAGACAAACCACTAAACATGTTAGCGATAACAGCAGCATCGAAAGAATCTTTCAACGCATAAGCAGCAGAACTAGAAGCTACTTCTTTGAAGTTGACGTGTGACATTTTAGTCTCAATATCATCTACGATGAATTTGAAAGCTTTAGCACTATCAACAACCATAGTAAGTTCTTGGTCTGTTAGTTTTGTTGCAGTCGTGTCACTACCTCTGGTATAATCAGAGACAGAGATTACGGGTTCTTTAATGATTTTAACTGAGTCTCCAAAAGCAGATATCTCACCGGAATAGTCGGTGTTAGTAATAGCTTCTACAACCGAAGACTTTCTGAAAAAGTTTAAAACCTTTTTAGAATAAATCGAAGGTAGGAAGAAACTATTAGTTTGTCCACTTACAGAGTTTGCAAAGTTAGCATCGGTATCAGTTGAAGGTTCAAAATATTGAGCCATGTGATATTCTCCTAAGTTTAAAAATTAATAATTATGATTTTGCAATTCTGCCTTGTTGCATGGCTTCACTTATCTCGGCTTCGTGCCGGTCAAATTCATCCATAGACATAGCTGCAATTTCCTTCTCTGTCCAAATTTTGTCTTGCTTTGGTTCAACCGTTGTTGTTTTAGTCGAGACCATATCAGCAGCAGACTTTTTGGACCTTTTAGAATTTGACTTCTTCGGTACATCTATACCAATATCTTTCTTAAATAAATCTAAAGCTCTTGAAGCTAGATCAGCATCGTCAGCATTTTTGTATACCCAATCTTGGATAGACTTAGGCTGCTCTTTTGCCCAACCATGAAAATCATCACTATTGCGAATATCTTCAAAATCAGGATGCTTATCCATCAATCGCTTTTCAGCATCTTTACGAACTAATTCTTGCTCACGTTGTTGCAGTCTTTCAAGCTTCTCTCTCAAGTCTTTAGATTTCTCTTCGGACTGTAAGTGAGAAACAGTTTCTACAACTTCGTAGACATCAGGATACTCTTTCCTAAATTGTTCAAGTTCTTCAGCAGACTTAGGAGCTTTGTAGCTTTGTCTATTTTTAGTAGCTTCTTCTATTAACTCTTGTTCTCTACTTTTAAACTCATTTAGTTTAGAGTCATAATGCTTTTTCAAGTCATCGTAACGTTTCTTGTAGTCTGGTCGCTTGTAAGGTTCATCCCTAGTTGCTTCCTGTTCTACAGGTTCTTCAGATACAGCTTCTACTTTTTTTGATTTAGCTTTTGGCTTTTCAAAGTAAAGACCGTTAGAGTCTTCAAAGTTGTCTTCTATATCCGTGTGCCAAGATTTCTTTTGGTTGTAAGGATTGGCATTTTCCTCTTGTACTTCAGTAGTCATATTCTTCTCCTACGGGGGCTTTCATTTAACAAGGTAGCTGCGGTGTGCACTTGCAGGGCTTGTCTTGTAAAGGTAGCCTTTCGGTTTAAAAATGATAGGGTGCTTATGACATAAGGTAGCCCTACCGTTAAGTTTGTTTAGCCTAAGTTTCTGCTCCCTCGAAGCATAGACTTTTTGACTTCATCGTCTACTAAATCGTCTTGCTCTTGCTGTGAAGCTTGAGCACCTACGGTTGTCTTAGTAACACGAATGTCTTGTTGAGAAGCAGGTTGTTCAACCGGCATTACAACAGTCTCTTCTTCTTCAGGTTCTCCACCTTCAGCTAAACCTTGTCTATCATCTGCTTTCATTTCTGCATCTTTCATCATTGCCATTAAGTTGTCGGCTCCAATTTCTTCTACAGACTTAGCAGTGAAGACAAATTCTCCATCAGATAACCTTGCAGGTATACTGTCGGAGACTCCTGTGCCCGGACCTTCAACAGGACCAGACCCAGCAAATTCTGAAGCAACTTCTATCACTTTATCAAAAAGCATAGATAATTGCTCGTCTTGTTCTAGTTTTGACATAAGCATATCTTCTTCTTCTTCGCTTAATGCTTCGTCAATTATAAAATCTAAATAGTTATCTTCCATGTCTTCATCTGACTCCATAGGAGTTTCTGGAAGCATTTCTTCTTGAGGTTGGTCAGGCATTAACATAGACATTTGGTTTTCTAGTTCTCCACCTTCTGCTTTATTTTTTCTAATAATAGGTTGTTGTAAAGCAATAATTAGATCGTTAGGCTCTCCTAATTCATAAGCTTCTTCTAAAAGTTCTTCAATTCTTTCATCAGAAAAACCTCTTTGTTTTAAGTCATTAGCATTTTTAGACATTTCATTTTGTATAGATGCTTCACTTTCTGTTATAGCTGATCGAGTACCGGCATTATTTGTAGGTGTTTTTTTCATTACTTTATTAGCAAGACGACTTACAATACTTCCAACTGCATATGTTTCTCTATCATCTTTTAATATTCCACCTTCTTCATAGCCCATACGTTCTACAACTTCAGGTGCTTCTTTTCGTAAAGCTTCTATACCCGGACCACCTTCTTTCATTCCGTATCTTTTTTTGTCGTCTGATAATAGCATTATAATTCCTCTTTTCTATTTACTGCTTCTTTAACCTGCTCCGGGAGCTGCTCTAAGCGTACCAGAGAATTGATCTTCCCCTGCAACCGGAACATTTCCGATTCCGATGTTGCCACCGCCAGTGCCTGTAGGTCCAAGGTCTTGAGGTTGTGCAGGTGTTCCTGCAAGGCTTCCCATACCTCCGGGTTGTTGACTATCGGGTTGAGCTTCCTCGCCAGTTGTTTGTCCAGCATTTTGCATTCCTATTATTTGTGCCATGATAGCTGCTTCTTCGGGGTCATTAAGTATTTCATCCGGGTCTAAGTCTAAGCTATAGGCTAGTTCACTAACAAGTTTAGAAATTTTAACAAACGGTGCAATAGCTGGACTTTGTGCAGTTTGTAAGAACATAGTAAGTCTTTGACTACGTACTTCTTTTTGCATTAAGCTATTTGTTCCAGTAGCTTTAACTTCTAAATCACCTTTGACATCTAGACCACCTTCAAAAAACTGCATGTTCCACTGAAAGAAAGATTCTCCTAGAGGTCTTAATAAAAAGTCGTCAAGGTTTTTAACGACTGTTTTAATATTTAAACTTGATGCACCTAATAACATTGACATGCCCGAAGCAGTCCTTGTCATACTTTGTACACCTGTTTGTCCGTGTGAATAACTAGGTATGCCAGTTTGTTCGTCTGCAAGTTGTCTAAACTTGTCAAACATCATCATATTTTCTGGTGCTGTATTAGGAAACTTCAAACCATGTATAGCTTGTCCGGGCATACCAGCTTGTCTTCTAAATATCTTACCCGGATATATTTCCATAGACTGTCCACCAACTAAAGCAGACTCATCTACATCAAACACCAAAGACCCAGCCATTGCTAGGTTATCTACAGCCATTCTTGCATGACCGTTCATAATCTGTTGAGAATCATCCATGTTCTCAGCTACGCCAATACCAAAAAAGTTGTAGGGATTTCTTTCATAGGGGAAAGCGTGATAAGGTATTCTATAAGGAGTAAAGGGATTGATTACTGCTCTAAGTAACTGATTACCACATACCCATGCATTAATTTGTACTTCATCTAAATCATCAATATTTTCATCTAATTCAATTCCAACTTCTCTAGCGTACTCGGCATCCATAATACCCCAATACTCAATTACTTCAAAGTTTGTTTGATACTCATCAGTACGAGCATCATCTTTAAGTTGAGATTCAAAATCTTTTTCAATATAATTAGGACCTTCTGTTAAACATGCACGTATTGCATCTTCATTAAAGTAAGGCATATTTCTAAGTTGTCGAAGTTGTGATTTATTCATTTTATGTCGGTGTACAACAAATTCACATTCTTCAATACTAGTAGCTGCAGGGTCTGGATAAAAATCCCAACAACTTACAAACTCAATTCTAGGTACTCTAACTTCTAATGGGTTATAACTTCTTTCACCGTCTTCATCAGTTTCCCATTTATGAAGTTTTTTATTAAAGTTAAATGGTCCTTTTACAATCCCTGTACCAAGTAGAGAAGATTCTAAAAGAGCATTTCTAATTTCTGATGAACCCTTTGATTCATCTATTTGATCATGAATAAGTTTTTCCATTCTCCTAGCAGCTCTTTGTGCTGGAGAAATTTCTAATGCTGTTGGTATAGGAGTTAATCCTTCAACTAATTGATCTTCAACTTGATCTTCAATAGTATCGGTGAATACTCCTTTTTGGAATGTAGCTCCGGGTTTAAGAACTTTACCATCACCCTCATATCCAACATCATATGGGTTTTCTATTCTATTACCAATATCATCTGGTAACTCACCACCACCCATAGTACTTTCAATACCGGGTGCACCTGTTTGAGTGTCTAAGTGTGCGTTAGCTAGTTCACCTTCAGGTATTTTAGTTTCAGCAATACCAATTGGAAACTTACCTGTACCAAAGATTACATCAACTAGTTGACCAAAAGCAGCAAGTACTTTTGTTTTAGTAATCTTAACAAAGATACGAGACTTTTCAGAGTCTCTAAATTTAACAGACTTATTGTAAAGACCTCTGTAGTTTTCATAAGCCTTGAGCCATCTTCTTTCATCTGAATTACGAGCATCTTCTGCTTGATAAAATCTACTTTGAATTATTCCAACAAGATTACTTTTTTGTTCTAGCTCTAAAGCTAAGGTTTTACCCGCTTCTCCTTCTACATCTTCATAGATATAGTCAGCGTTTAAAAATGTATTCTCATTATCTGCCATATTTTAATATCCAAATGTAGAGTCAGAAGGAAGATGTATTTCTCTTTTAATTCCTCTAAGTCTTTCTAATGGGCTTTCCATTCTTGGTCTGCTCATTATCATATAACGCAAAGCATCATATGCGTGGTCTGAAGCATGTGTATCTACATCTTCAGGGTTAGTTTTAGATAACGGTATACTTTGGAGTTCTCGTATTAGATTAGGGCAAGTATTAAATATTTGCAGCTTTGGTCTACCGTTTTCTCTAACCTTTAGAAACTCATGTATTTGAATTTTACCTTGTATTCTATTTTTATCAGCACGTCTTAACTTATGACCTGCTCTTACTAAGGCTTCGCCAACAGTAGGTCCGGTTGTACCGGTTTTTGCCCACGCTGCTGTATCTAATACACCGGGAACCGAAAAAGGGTCCACGAGTTCCATATCTCCTATTATAGTCCCTAATTCTTCTCCTGTCAAGCCTTTTTTGTATAATTCTCTATAAATTATTAAAGTTCCATCATTTACATCTATAGTTCCCCATAAACAACAGCTTTCTGAAGCATAACCATAGTCAATACCTTTTACTCTTTCCCATGGTAAAGGTATTTCAAAAGGTGTTATAATATGTAGTTTTGGATCAAATTCTACAAAGGCTGCTCCTTCGGATACTTCCCAGTTACCTTCAAGCAGTTGTCTACGTTGAATAGGCGGTAAAGATTTAAGCATCTGCTCATACACACCGTCTTCTGCAAGGTAAGGGTTATCAGCTAACTTAGCCGGAATAAACTTACGTGTTAATCCATCATTCCCTACAAAAGACTGATTAAATTCTGAAGGTTGGATATATCTTTTTTTAACCCAATGTGCACCAACACCACCGGGGTTGGCAGTACATCGAAGGTAAGTTTCTATTTCGGGGTCAGTGGTACGAAGACGAGAAGCTAAATAGTTCCAGCTAAACTCTGTGGGCAAGTGAGTAATTTCATCAAACCCTATCCAAGAGTAGGCTTGTCCTTGATACCTGTACACGTCTGCATCCCTTTCAAGGAATCCAAACTCAACCTTTGCACCGCTTGGAAAATTCCAAAGCTTTTCAACTTCTCTGAACTTAGCACCGGGAAATGCTTGTGGATATAGTTCACGAGACTTGTCAATCATTTCACGAAGTTCTGGCATAGAACGTCTGAGGATTAAAGCTCTGTGTGCTTTCTTGTGGCAATACCTTAGTGGGTCTACGATCATAGCAAATGATTTACCACCACCGGCAGCTCCACCATAAAGTACATCTTTTTCACCGGCAGCAAGGAAGTCTGTTTGAGGTCCTTCGTTAGCGTGAAAAATAACTTTAGAGTTTTTAAGTTGTTCTTGTATAGTAGGCTCTACAGTTTGTAACTCTTCATCACTAACAATGTTTGATGTTGTTTTTTCTGTAGCTTTTTTTAAAACTTCTTGTTGTTGTTTTAATCTTTTTTCTTTTTGCTGTAAGTTTTGTTTTGCCTTATCAATTTTTTTCTTCTTTTTTTCTAAAGTTTTTTTATGTTTAACTTCTAAAGAAGAACCACTATCTAAATAGTTTTTTAACGAAACATGGCTAATTTTACGATTTGATTCTTTTTGAATTAATCTTGCAGCTTCTCTTAATGAATATTTTTGTTGTTTAATACCTTTAAGGTATTTATTTAGAATATCTAATTCTTGTGGTATAGGTTTAAAATAACCTTCTATTTCACTTATTTCATAGCCGAAAGGTATAATTCTTCCTTTCTTCTTAAGATAATCTTTTGGAATATCAGACATTACTTAACTTTTCTATACTTCCTAACTTTTCTTGCAGTCTTTTTTGGTTGTTTAGAATGTTGTTTGCCTTTTTTAGTATCTTCTCTTTTCTTTTTTGAAGTAGCTGCATACTCTTGAGCTGATAAAGATTTAATAGCTTTTTCAGGTAAATAGCGTTCTCCAGTCTCAGAAGATTTCTTTCCAGACTTGGTTCTCCATTTTTGTTTGGTCCAAGCCCTTAAAGACTTCTGAGATTTTTTAAGTGCCATTATTTATATCCACCACCAGCAGCTTTATATTCTTTTGCTAAAAGCTGGGCTTTCCGAGCTGACCATTGTCCGGCTTTACCTCCTCTTGTACCAGCTTTGATCTTCTCGAAAAGTCTCTTACGCATACTTGGCTTGGTGTAATTACCAGCTTTGTTGACCGTAGATTTCTTTTTAGGTTTAGTTGTTGTTTTCTTTCTTGGCATTTTTTTCTCCAAATATTCTATCCCAATTATCTCTATAGTCTTGCGTATAAAATCCTGGTCTAGGATTAGCACCTTTACTATCTGATTTTTTATAGACGTGGTTTCTAAATGAAACTGGCTTTTCGTCTGTTCCTATTTGTTTTCCCATATTAAAATACTTTTGAGTTTATATAAAATACTAATAACATTAAACCAAACACTGCTACTTGAACAACTGACATCAAAGCAACAATGCTTAACTGTCTATCTGCCCACCAGTTTAGTTCAGTCTGTTGCCATTCATCAAACTCTTCGGGTGTAGCATTTTCAACTTGAGGTTGCATTACCACTTTACCTTATCAGCCCAGTAAGCTGCTGACATTTTACCTCGTTTAATGTTTTTAGAATGACGAGCTTTAAACGATTTACGTTTGGCTTTCATACGTGCTGACTCACCTGCTTTAGGTTTACCTGCAGTCTTAGCTCCCTGCTCACCAAATCTAATAGTTTTAACTTTGTCACCTTCTTTGGCAACAACCACATGTGATTTCTTAGGGTGATTAGGTGTACGCTTAGGTTTATTATAACCACTAACTCCAGCTCTTTCAAGTCTTGAGTCTTTCTTTTTAGCCTTGCCACCTTTTCTAAGTTGTAGTCTTTCTTTTAACATTAGTGTATTGTCCTGTCTTCTTTTTTAGGTATAGTATTTAAGTATTCTTTTTCTAGATCATCATCTACATAGATGCTATCTAACTCACCTACAACAACCAGATGATTCTGGGCTGCAGCTATCTCTGCTTTTTCATAAGATGAAGCTACGATGTTAGGACCTGCAAAGGTTGTCCCGTATGCTTCGATCTCAGTCAGAAATATCTTCATATTAAGTTCCTGTAGACGTTGATGTCATAGTAGAAGTATTACCATGTACAGTTGTCCAAGTTTCTAAAGAACCTTGATGCTCACAAGGAACATAATTTAAAATAATTAAGAGTACGAATAGCTCCATTATAGTTCTTCGTAGTCCGCATCATCGGCTACAATGTCAATCGCCTTTTTCTCAGGGAGAATAAATATACCACCAGAAACGTTATGATCTATAGACATTCTTTCTTGTTTACCTAAACCAACTCTATCAAGAATAGTTTGAGCTGCTTGAAGCTTTACGTTGGCTTGTGGCATAGCATCAGCAGTAGCCATAACTTCAACAAGCTTAAAAGCTGCTGAAGGGGCTTCCCTTGCAAGTACATTTGAGGCTAACTCAACTATTTCGTCTTTTAGACTTTTAATTACTTGGTAGTGATTGCCTGAGTATCCTGCAAGTTCGGCTGAAAGTTTCAGATTACCCTTGGTTTCAATAATATTATCCAAGAATAACTGTTGTTTTTCTGTTAATCTACGTTCCGTTGGTAAATTGTTCATACTCTTTATTATACATCTGGATAATTATTTGTCAAGTTTTTTATAGTTTTTTATATTATTTTTATAAACCCCTTGACAAAACAGGAAAAAGAGTATACAATAACATTGTAGGCTCCCCCGGTTGTATAGTATATAACCACCCCTCCTAGCCTTTCTTATCCTAACACTCACTTCAGAGTACTTTAAAGAGCTATAAAGTTACACAAGCCCGATCTAACCTGTTTAGCCCTGTGGTTTTAACACTCGAAAATAGCTTGAAATGTTCGATCAGTAGTATATATAGGGGTACCCCGTAGGGTGGATCCTGCCTCCCCCTATATAAATAACTTAAAAGAACTTAAAAGAACTTTAAGGGCACCACTTCAAAAACTTAATAGACTTGAAAAGACTATCAATAATTTTTAAGTGTTCCGATCAAGACTAATAAGACCTGAAAAGTTTTAACAATTCCAAATAAACTTATTAAGTCTGTAATATTT